AGGCACAAGGTACTTCCCAGTTGCTTGATGCTGAAGCTAAGACCGTTCTTAACAGGTATCTTGACCAACAGCAGCAGGCTGATCTGAATGTCAAGGCTTCTGAGTATTACAACCAGATGTCTCATGGTCATTTGAATTATAGCCAGGCTAAAAAGGTTCTTGCTGATGAGGTCTTGACTTATGCTCGTGCTAAAGGTCAAAAGATTAGCAACAAGGTTGCTGAAGCTACTGCTGATTCTTTGATCCGTGCTTCTAACGCAACTAATCATTCGAATGCTGAATTTGAATCTGAAGCTGCTAAATTTAACCGCGAACGTGCTCGTTCTCGTAGTATTGAGGATTGGTATCGTTCCCGTAATGAAGGCAAGAAATATAAGTATTATGACGCCGATAAGGCCGTTCATTATGGTACTGCTATTGGCAATACTGTAGGAAACTTTCTGCCCTGGTAGTATCTTCTGCTTTTTTGTTTATTGTGTGTTTACCCGGCTCGTAGTGATACGCGTCGGGTTTTGTTGCTTGGAGTAACTTCCGGCAACCGCGCGTAGCGTGGTTATACACCTACTGAATTCCGGGAGACTCGTCGACTGGAATCAGAGCCGTTAGGCTATAGTACTGCCATCCTGGAAACTTGACGCTTGCAACGCGTAGGCAATCTCCCGGAGAACTTCTCTCTGCCGTCGCCGCTATACCCCTAAAATATTGTTTGACGAAGTCTACATGAGTTTGTCCGGAGGAAAAGCGATTTACCTCATCGCTTTCAGTCTCCCCTTGTCTTATATACGCAAACTCACAGACTAGCCTGCCACCCGCATAGCTTATTGTTTATTAATGTTAATATTTCACGTTGACATTTGCTTTATTCAAATTTTTGTTCATATCTTTGCCTCTGTCTTTAAAACATGTCTAATTTAAATTTTTGATTTTATGGAAAAGTATTATCTGTGTTCTATTCAGTCGAAGGTAAATCCTAATCAGAACGAGACTGTTCTTGTACCCGTTGACGAAGTTTCTGCATTCGTTTCTTCAAATCTTCGTCCGGACTGTATTCTCATCCTTTCTCAATGTTCAACTTTTAAAGCCATTTCTGATGAAAAGTGAAACTAAATCTAAAATCTGGTCTGCTGTTATTGCAGCTGCTGTCAGCCTTCTTACGTCTATTGCCCAAATTTTTTCGTAAGTCATGAACCCCGAATTAATGAAATTCCTTGGATGGCTTCTCTGTCGGAATGTCCATTTTACTGTTACTTCTGCTTTTCGTACCAAGGAACAGAATGAGGCATGTAATGGTTCTAAAACTTCTCAGCATCTGACTGGAGACGCCGTTGATCTTAAGCCTGTCGACCTTACGGTTGATGGTTTCCTCTCGTTGGTTAGGGTTTCTCCCTTTAAATTTGACCAACTTATAAAATATCGCACATTTGTTCATGTTTCCTTTGCTCGTGGCCGTAATCCTCGTCAAATGGAATTAGATTTTACAGATAGAAAATGATTACTAAGGAATTGCAGAATAAGCTGGTGACTCGTTGTCAGCATCCTCGTACGGTTATTAATAAGTACACGCGCGAGCCCGTTGTTGTTTCTTGTGGCTCTTGCCCGTCTTGTATTCTTCGTCGTTCTGGTGTTCAGACCAACCTTCTCACTACTTATTCTACCCAATTCCGTTATGTATATTTTGTTACTCTTACTTATGCTCCTTGTTTCCTCCCTACTTTGGAAGTTTCGGTTGTTGAGACTTGTACGGATGATATCGCGGATGTTTCCGTCGTTCCCGATATTGATGACTTGGACCCTGGTGACCCTAACACTTATTTGTTTGGTTTTCGTAGCGTTCCTCGTTCTGCCTCTGTTAAGTTAAAAACCTCTACTGTTGAGCGTACCTTCAAAGACTCCGAGATAAAATTTTCTTATCCTATGAAACCTAAGGATTTATTGTCTATTCTTGGTAAGATTAACCATAATATTCCTAATAGGATTCCTTATGTATGTAATCGTGATCTTGATTTATTTTTGAAACGTTTAAGAAGTTACTACCCAGATGAAAAATTACGTTACTACGCTGTATCAGAATATGGGCCGACTAGTTACCGCCCGCATTGGCATTTGTTATTGTTTTCCAATTCCGACCGATTCTCGCAAACTGTTCTTGAAAATGTATCTAAAGCTTGGTCTTATGGTCGTTGTGATGCGTCACTCTCGCGAGGATTCGCAGCTCCGTATGTTGCGTCGTATGTTAATAGTTTTGTCGCTTTACCCTCTTTTTATACGGAGATGCCAAGATTATTGCGACCAAAATCCTTCCACTCCATTGGATTTACAGACTCAAATCTCTTCCCTCGAAAGGTCCGAATTGCCGAAATTGATGAAGTTGCCGATAAGTGTCTTAATGGAATACGCGTTGAACGGGATGGCTACTTTCGGATTCTTAAGCCTTCGTGGCCGTATATCCTTCGATTATTCCCCCGATTTTCAGACTCTATTCGTAAATCTTCATCGAGTATTTACCAGCTATTATCTGCTGCGTTTACAGCGCCCGAACGAGTCATTCGTAGCGGATTCTCTGATTTGAGTTGTGACCCTTTTAACCCTAATCCTCTGTCTAAACAGAGCTTATTGTCTTTTTGTAAACAGTATTTAAATTATGTAGATAATTATGGAAAGGAATATTCTTCAAAAAATTTACTTGTACCAAAGGAAAATTTACCGTATAGCGATATTCTTGTTCTTACTGAATGTCGTCTCTATGATGGTGTTAATTTGGACCCGGATTTTCGTTTATCCCGCTGCTATCGATTCTTTCTCTCGATGTCTAAATTCTTTCGGACATATTATGATGAGTTCGGAGCAAACTTCTATCCCGAGTCCGAGCGATATGCCGGCTGCTTTGCGTGTCGAGACAGAACGTTTCGAATCCTCTCCGAATCAATAGTATCCTTTTGGAATCGTTATGACTATAATCGTCTGGTTGATTTTTATCAGACTTTGGAAGATTCCAATGATAAGGATTTGGTTGATTTTGAGCTTCGTAATTATTCGTTTCGTTATAATAGGATTGACTTTGGTAAGAAAGCGGAGCCCGATTATCAAAAACTTCCTCTTGTTCGTCGTTTGGCCGCCGCTGCATTGATTAAATGCAGGGATAAGGTCAAACACAAGAGGTTGAATGATTTGTCTGGTATCTATTCTTACTCTGATTAATATGTTTCACTAAATTATTTTTTTTTATGGCTTCTTACACCGGAATGTCCAATCTTCAGAACCATCCTCACCGTTCTGGATTTGATATTGGACGTAAAAATGCTTTTACTGCAAAGGTTGGTGAGCTTCTCCCTGTCTATTGGGATATTTCTATGCCTGGTGACAAGTATAAGTTTAACGTTGAGTATTTCACCCGTACTCAGCCTGTTGAAACTTCTGCTTATACTCGGTTGCGTGAATACTTTGATTTTTATGCTGTGCCGTTGCGTCTTCTCTGGAAGTCTGCGCCTTCTGTATTGACACAGATGCAGGACGTCAACCAGATCCAGGCTTTGTCTTTGACACAGAATTTGGCTCTTGGTACTTATTTGCCTTCTCTTTCTTTGTTTCGTTTATTTGATGCTATCAGCTATCTTAATGGCAATTCTTCAAATCCGGATAGTTCATCTGGTTATAAAAACTCTTTTGGTTTTTCTCGTGCTGATTTGTCTTTCAAATTGTTGAATTATCTTGGTTATGGAAATTTTATTTCTTCTGCCCCTTCTGATAATTCTCGTTGGTGGTCTACATCTTTACGAAAAAATAGTGCCTCGTCGTCTTATTCTCAACAGTATATCCAGAATAGTATTGTAAATCTTTTCCCTCTTCTTGCTTATCAGAAAATTTATCAGGATTTTTTCCGTTGGTCTCAGTGGGAAAATAGCAATCCTTCTTCTTATAATGTTGATTATTTCACGGGAACTTCTCCTCAGTTGGTTGATTCTTTGCCTAATTTGGCTTCTAACTATTGGAAATCCGATACAATGTTTGACCTCAAATATTGCAACTGGAACAAGGACATGCTGATGGGTGTTCTCCCGAATTCCCAGTTTGGAGATGTTGCTGTAATTGACCTTCCTACCGGAGGTGCCAGCCTTACTGTTGCTGATACTAATGGCTCTCTGCATCCTGTTGGTACTGCTACTGTCATGTCTTCTGGCATTGCTACTTCTCCTGTCGGTGTTCAGTTGTCTTCCGGTCAAACGGTAAAAGCTGGTTCTATCTTTTCTGTTGATGTTAAGGATATTGCTTCTAAGTTTACGGTTCTTGCCCTTCGCCAGGCCGAAGCGCTTCAGCGTTGGAAAGAAATCAGTCAGTCCGGTGATTCCGACTATCGTGAACAGATTCGCAAACATTTTGGTGTGAATTTGCCCCAGGCTCTTTCCAATATGTGCACCTATATTGGTGGTATCTCCCGTAACTTTGATATCAGTGAGGTTGTGAACAATAACCTTGCTGCTGAAAAAGATACTGCCGTTATTGCCGGTAAGGGTGTCGGTGCAGGAAACGGTTCTTTCACTTATACTACTGATGAACATTGTGTCGTTATGTGCATTTATCATGCCGTTCCTCTTCTCGATTACACTATTACTGGCCAGGACGGTCAGTTGTTGGTTACTGACGCCGAGTCCCTCCCGATTCCGGAGTTTGATAATATTGGTATGGAGGTTCTTCCTATGACGCAGATTTTCAATTCTCCGAAAGCTTCTGTTGTCGATTTGTTCAATGCTGGATACAATCCTCGTTATTTCAACTGGAAGACCAAGCTTGATGTCATTAATGGTGCCTTCACCACTACTCTTAAGTCTTGGGTTTCTCCTGTTACCGAGTCTCTCCTTTCCGGATGGTTTGGTTTTGGTTATCAAGAAGGTGATGTTGACAAGAATACCAGGGTTGTTTTGAATTATAAATTCTTTAAGGTTAATCCTTCTGTTCTTGATCCTATTTTCGGCGTTAACGTTGATTCTACTTGGGATACTGACCAGTTGTTGGTTAATTCTTATATCGGTTGCTATGTTGCCCGTAATTTGTCTCGTGATGGTGTACCTTACTAAATCTTGTTTTGATTATGATTGGAAAATTTAATAGTTTGGATAGTCTGGAACAAGGTTCTGGACTTACCCCTAATGTTACTCCGGATGCTTTTGCAGTTGCTCCCGAATTTGATTCTACCGAGCAGCTTCGTGTTGAAATTTATGATAACGAAGAAGACCGTCCGGTGCGTTATACTTCTGATATTCGTCTGATTCTTCATACCAAGGACTTGGCTTCCCGTGCCGGTCTTGCTGTTGCCTCCAAGTTTGGACAGAACAAGCAGTCCGTCTCTCAGATTCAGCAGATTATGGACAGGATGTCTGACGATGACCTTTTGTCGACGGTTCGCTCCCGTCATATCCAGTCTCCTTCTGAGATTATTGCCTGGTCTAAGGAGTTGTCGGCTTATGCTGAAAATCTTGAAGCCCAGGCACAGGAATTGATTGATGCTGAAAACGCTAAACAAGAAGCAGAAAAGGCGGCTGCTGCTTCCGCCGATGCTGCTTCCTCTGAATAATGGGTCTTCTTGGTTCAATCACTGGTGGTCTCCTTGGTATTGGCTCTTCTGTGGTTCAGAATTCGCAGAACAGACAAAATGTCCGGGAGACTAACCAGATGAACTATAAGATAAATCAGATGAACAACCAGTTTAACGAACGTATGGCGATACAGCAGCGTAATTGGCAGGAGAATATGTGGAATAAGGAAAATGCTTATAACACTGCTTCTGCCCAGCGTCAACGTCTCGAAGAAGCTGGTTTGAATCCTTATCAGATGATGAATGGCGGTTCTGCTGGAACTGCACAATCCGTTGGTTCTGGTGCTTCTGCCTCTTCTGCTGGTTCTGCCGTCATGCAGCCTTTCCATGCTGATTATTCCGGTGTTCAGCAGGCTATCGGTTCTGTATTCCAGTCCCAAGTTCAGCAGGCTCAAGTTTCACAGTTACAAGGTCAGAAAAATCTTGCTGACGCCCAGGCTATGCAGGCTCTTTCCAATGTTGATTGGTCTAAGATGACGAAAGAAACCCGTGAGTATCTGAAAGCTACTGGCTTGGCTCGTGCTCGGCTTGGTTATTCCAAAGAAATGCAGGAACTTGATAATATGGCTTTTGCCGGACGTCTTCTCCAGGCACAAGGTACTTCCCAGTTGCTTGATGCTGAAGCTAAGACCGTTCTTAACAGGTATCTTGACCAACAGCAGCAGGCTGATCTGAATGTCAAGGCTTCTGAGTATTACAACCAGATGTC